AAAGTTTCAAATATAAGTTTCTTGTATTTTATGCTAAAAATTATGAAGAATTTCTAGATGATATCAGTAAATATTCGCCTAAAATTGATGGCAGATTTAGATCATTAAAAAGATATTTCTTATCCTTACAAGATAAAAAAAGTAATGATACTAATGATGAAGATTTTGCAAAATTTCTCACTATTTATTACAATGAAATTGAAGCGGATTTTAATAAAACATATTCTACTGTTTTAAAAAATTACTGGAAAATTAAATTTGATTCTGCATGGAACCAAGATGTCAGACAACTCCTTGAATTAAGAAATGCTGTCATGGCATTTGCGAAACTGGAACATGTAGGCAGCAATCTCAAGTCAGCAATTTATGTGGCAGGTGCTGAATACAAAAGTTTTGATAGCAAATAAACTATGCTCTTGACATTGACCGATTAGACTCAGTATAACTCAATTACGAAATGACCAATTCCTACCAGCGAGCAGGAGACTGCAAATCCTCTATTCGTGAGTTCGATTCTCACCCGCGCCTCCATTCTTTGTCAGAGGATAAGCAAGAGTATTGGTTAAATTTAAGTATTGCCGAATGCGGTTTTTTTATTATGACTTTACCGCAAGTGGACATCCCTATCACGATAGTCGATAGGGGTAAATATATTGCAGTTAAATATCAGTATAAGGGTCACAAGAAGACTACCCGTCTAAATATCACTGCATCTGAGATTAAACTTGAAGATGTATTTACCCTCGTCAAAATCGACATTAATGAGATTGATGGTATCGTCACTCTCAAGCGGATGCTTAGCACTTACCTCGAAAAGGGATCTGGGCATATTGATACTCGAAAGAAAGTTGTCAGTAATGCAAAGCATTATTTTAAGATGGATAATATTCCTTTGGATGAGCCTACAACTCGTCTACTTGTAACTGATGAACTAGGCAGAACTTTGCCAGAACGCTGGCAGGATCTCTTCAATTTACCGCATAAGTTGCGGCAGGTTAGATCTATATTTGGAAGGAAGAATATTTTGTTGTTCAAGAAGATGGGCTGGGATACAAAGCCTTTCGGTAACTTTGTAACTTTTGTTGCGGAAACCACAGTGTCCCAGCCTTTTTCTACATCCGATGCAGAGGTTGATCACATTATTAAATTTTTTAATAATGCTAAAGATCAACATCCAATTTTTTACAATATATATTTGTTGGCATTTGGTTGCGGTTTAAGGAAATCAGAAATTTACCAAGTCAAACATGAAAATTTTACAACCTTTAATGGACAGCATTTTTTACTGTTACCCTTCAGTACTAAACGCACAAAATTAAAGGGAATCAATATAGTTGAGAAGGTGCCTGTTTCCGAGCAGGTATTTAATCACTTCAAATTGCAATCTGGACAAAAAAATTCAGCCCGTATCGTGGAAGGTGGAGAAAGGCTTCACAGACGATTCATCAAGTTTTTGAAAAAGGAGGTAGGCATCAAGGAAAATAAAGCCTGCCATCGTCTTCGTAAAATACTTGGAGCTAGGTTGGCAACCGAGCATGGCATATACCATGCAGCGAAGCAGCTGAGAAATTCAGTCCAAGTGGCAGAGAGATATTACAGTGATCTCACCAGCCACAGAAATGAACTAGAGGTGTAAAGGGAAGGATGGGGTAAGCAAATAGGATATTCGATAAAAAAAGTGGATTCCTCTGGAATACCAGCGTCAACCTCTGAGACAATCAAGGTTAACAATTTAAAAATCACTTTAAAAAGCGATAATACTTTGGAGATCCAGACTTATGGACCTTGGCAGGGATCTGTTCACGAATTTTTGGATATCGTAGATGAATTAACCAGTGGTGAAAATGGGAAAGATAAACAGTAAGCAAAAAGGTGCTAGATTTGAGAGAAGTATAAGTAATATCTTAAATGACGCTGGCTGGACTGCAAGACGGGGACAGCAGTTTTGCGGTGCCAATGGTGATGCTGATGTTATCGCACCAGATTTTCCGTTTTCATTGGAATGTAAACATGTGGAAAAACTAAATTTATATGCTGCCATGACGCAATCGATTTCTGATGCAAAGAAAGCAGGAAAACCACCATGCGTGGTCCACAAGAAAAATCACTCTGAAGAACTTTTTACATGCAGATTTAAGGATCTGCTTGAACTACTAACAACTATAGAAAAATGAATGAAACAGAAAATCAAATGGCACATCCTGTGCCGAATCATATATTCGCGAGTCTCATATTGGCTCAAGCGGATCTTGTCAATCCTAAGAAGGACACGCAAGGTTACGGGTACAGATATAGCTCATTGGACCAGATCCTTGCGGTCATAAAACCAGTGCTGGCTGAACATGATCTTGGATTATTCCAGCATGTGGTTGGCGGCATCGAAAATGATTGCATAACAATTAAGACCGTATTGATCCATAAGAGTGGACAGCATCTAATTGAGCAGGCTCAAGTGCCTGTAACTTTTAAAAGCAATCCTATACAGGATTACGGTGCGGCACTGACCTATGGCAAAAGATATGCCCTACTTGGAATGATGAATATATTTCCAGAAGATGAAGATACGGACGGAGTTGGCAGCAAAGAAAAGCCGCCAGAAAAGAAAATTCCACCGAAAAAACATGGACCGAAAAAGCAGCCAATAAGAGATCCAGATTTAGTCGATGCAGTTGATGAAAGATTAACAAGTCTATCAATCGCAGACTGGGCAGAGGCTACTAAGTTTTTTCCACACAGGACCGTGGAAAAAGAGTTAAAGCGATTTCTTGCACTAAGCGATGATGAAGTCATGGAAAAAGTTGAAGAATGGAGGAGCAAAGCAGCATGAGCCACAAGGTAGTTGGTCATAATTTCAAGGGATTTGATTTACCCTACATGCTACGCAGCACCATTTTTAATGGTGCAAAAGGTAAATCTTATTTGGTCCCACAGCGAGGTAAATTTTGGGCAGATGTTTTCTTTGATACTATGGATTTCTATAGTGCTGGAGTTTTTGGTGATAGGATATCTCTGGATGCATTTGCCAAAGCAATTGGCAGTGATGGTAAGAACGGAAACGGAAAATTCTTTTACCAGCTTCCACGGGAAGAGCAGGAATCCTATTTAGAAAATGATTTAATTCAGACAAAATCTGTTTTCAATGCAATAAATAATGCATTCGAAATCTGTGATAATTTCACAATTATTGATATTGAAACTGGACCAAAATCTGATGCTGAAATCATGGCATTGGCACCAGAGTTCAAGCCAGAAAATGTAAAGGTTGGCAATCTCAAGGATCCTGTAAAAATTGAGGAGAAAATAGAGGCTGCCAGAGAGTCACATTATGATGACATTATTGCGAAGGCAGGACTGGATCCAAGATATTCAAATCCTATCGCAGTAGGCTATTTACATTTTAATGGCAGCATAGAATTGGACTTTGGTGAACCAGTAAAAGTAATTGAACGATTTTGGGAAGTCTGTGGCAACATCTGGGGTCACTGGCTGGCAGAGAAAAACCTATAACTAAAAATATCATGATAGCTCAAATTAAAGGTGTTTACACCACAAATAAAGATACGGGAGAAGAATATATTACCAGAAATGGAAACTTTTATCTTAAATTATTATTAGCCTGTGAGACAGGACAGTCATTGTATGACTCTGTGTTCTTGACTCCAAAAGCCCATTGGAGAGTGCAAGACATCTTCAAGGCAGCAGGAATGACTGCACCAAGTGCAGACCAAATCAAGACAAATGATTTTAATGAATTGATCGGATCTGAGATTAAAATTGCAGTTGGCAAAAATAATGGTGGATTCGATACGGTTACAAAGTTTTATCCTGCTGAACTTGAACCAGCAATTGCACCAATTGATGAAATTGCAGAGCAAGTTGCAGATGATCCAACAGATCCAGAATTGGACGAGGATGTGCCATTCTGATGACTGATACAGGCAAATGTAAATTAACACTTCGTTTGCCAAAGGTGCTGGAGGATCATATTCGCAGCTTCGCTGCTATCTATGATTTATCCTTAAATGATGCGGTGAAATTCACCCTAATCCAGCACCATCTTTCTATTTCGAGTGACAAGCCAAATATCCAAAGTGAGGTCAAGCATGACCTTACACATGAGGTCAATACGAAAGATTTTCTGACCACAAATAATGAGGTCAAGCATGACCCTGCCAGTGAGGTCAAAAAAACCACTCCCTCGCGCGCGCCTTCCATTATATCTAATTATGATAAAGTATATAAAATAAATAGTAATAATACTATTACCTTTCTTTCTGCTGATGTTGAAAGCTCATGGCTGGCTTACAAGAAATACCGCAGGGAAATTCGCAAACCAATTACCAAATCAGCTGAGAAATTCCAGCAGCGATATATCGATAAGGTTCTGAAAAGTGAAGGCGAAGTAAAGCTGATGCATCGATTTCATGAAGCGATCAGAAAAGGGTGGAGTGGATTTGTTTTCGATAATGAAAACTTAAATGGGCAGGAGCAAAAACAACCAGCAACTAAATTCTCAAAGGATGATATATGACTCAACACATTGCAGATAGTATTCCAACCGTGGCAGATGTGGATCATGATGATATTGTGGTCCCGTGCCGAGAGTGCGGAATTGATGTTCCCTACAAATCATCAGTCTTAGCATTTTTTGGAAATAATAAAAAGATAGTGGTTTGTGATGACTGCTGTGAGCGAGCAGCCAGAAGTGAATTCAAAGAAAATACAAATCGATCACTTACGGGCAAGATAGAGGATTACATTCCACCCTTTTATCTGGAGACGGATTTTAATCAGCTTCCAAAGCAGGCAAGGGATCTGTGGCGTTATGGTTATCAATCCGAGGATTTTGATACCATACCCCTTCAAAAATGGTCTTTTGGCAAAAAGGGTGTTTACATACTCGGAGCGTCTAGAACGGGAAAAACAAGGACCATGTGCTTGCTTCTAAGGCATCTCTACGAAAATGGAACAGAGTTTAAATTGTTTCAAGCTGGACAATTTCATGCCGCCCTTACGGATGCAAAGAGATCTTCATTTTATATGAGATGGGTCACGGAGCAGGTTACAGTTCCAGTTTTGGCAATTGATGATTTATTTGCGGAAAAAATGACCGAAACAATGCAGGCTGGTTTATTTGAAATTGTGGAGCAAAGGATGGCACGAAATTTACCTTTGATAATTACAACGCAAGTAAAGCGATCAGATGTTATCAAGTTGTTTACGGATCAAAGAAGAGGGGAAGCATTAATGAATCGATTACGGGAATCCTGTTATCCATATGTGACAAATATTGATCAGCTACAGGATGAAACGGAGGAGAAAAATGATAAAATCAGTTCAGACGGAAGATAGGATTGAAGAGGTTTTAAAGGATCAAATTAAGGTTTATGAGAAAGCTCTGACTTTCTGCAACCATGCAAATCTGAAAGATATTCTCAAGGACTCATTATTAGACATTCAAAACCAATTGATCAATTTAAGGGATTCAAAAGATGGCAGGCAGATCAAAGATTACAGATAGGAAAATCAAAAACCTAGAATTAGGTAAAATTGATCAAATCATCTCGGATAAGGTGGATGTGATTATGGATAAGAAACATCCGTTCGCATTACTGGACTCTGACATTGAGGCAAGAGATGCCCTAATGGATTTACCTCTGGAAGAGTTTAAAAGGCATCTGGAGAGCAATTTGCGGCTTTTAAGCGATAAAGCATTACATCGAATGATTAATGAACTGGAAAAGGTGCCTACGCATCGATTGCCAGCACTTTATTCAATTATTAATGATGCAATGGTAAGGATTCAAGGTGAACCAACCCAGAGAATTGAGGTGACCAAAAAAGGTTTATCACCAGAGCAATTTAGTGAACTTATAAAAAAGTTACCAAAACAAGTGGAAGTGGAGGAAATTAATGATGAACCTGTCATGGGACGAAAAAATGGTAGCAGTGGACAATTGGGACCAAATGCTAGTCATCTTCACAAAACAGGACATAATAGCAGTTGACTTAGGTTATGAAGAATTCTGGAAAAAGAAAGAAATCATCAAAAATGTCGGTACGGGCAAAAGACCAATCTTTGTCAGATCAGAAAAAGACAGGCAAAGACCAATTACCGCAGGTACAGTCCTACACTTTTGAAGACGCAGAAGAGGCACTGAGCATACTTTTGGCACAAATTGGTAATGCTAGGATCCGTAATATGTGGGAACGCAAGGTAATGGACTATATGAGGCTACAGGAGGCTCGTAACAAGGTGTTAGAGGCAAGGAACAAGGAATTAGGCTGGAATGACATTGATAACCATGTACAAGCCCTAGCAAAGCTTTGGAATGAGGAGGATATTAAATGCCCACCACATGGCAGATAAATCGGTTGACGCATGCAGGCGGCTCCTGCACTCACGCGCGCGTACCCGTTATGCTCTCATTTTTGGTGGAAAATGGTATGGATTTGGTCGGTAATGGTGCGGCAACAAGCGGAAGCCCAGTGTTTATGCGGCTGTGCAGAGGATTCCTTGTCCTCTGCCGCCACGGAGGGGGGGGTGGGGGTCCAAATTTCCCCATATATCGAGACCGATTGGCACAAAGAAAAATTTTAACTTCAAACAGGGGCATAGAGTTAATGGATGTCATTAAACAAAGGGCTTTTGGTGCGAGCATTTCTGCTCTAAACCTAGAGGTTTTGTGTAGTCCTACTAGGTTGTCCTTACATTGAACACTCTGCTTGAAGTTTTTTACGATTATGGAAACTGCCAGTTTTATACCGAGGGAGACAGATGAATCCAGAAGGAATGAGGATCTTTTTCGGCACCGACTGGAGAAGGCATGGAAAGTCGAGATGGAGCATTTGTCATCAGCATATGCACTGGACTGGTCAGCAAACAGGGATGGTAAAACGGTTGCATTGGTTGAGATGAAATGCCGCACCCATTCGTTTGGAACTCATCCGACATACATGATCGGATTAAAGAAATGGAATGCCTGTCGAATGTTTGCCGCATCCAGTCACCTGCCAGTTTTGCTTGGTATTGGATTTACGGACGGTGACTACTATGTGGACACAAGTAAGGTTAAGGATTTTACCGTCAAAATGGGTGGGATGTGTCCGCACAAGCGTAATTGGTCAGTGGACCGAGAGCCATGTGTTTATTTCGATATTGATTATTTTTTGAAAGTAAAATGAAGACAGAAAAAGAATTGGCAGAAGAGTTGGGCATTGATCGAAAAATGTTGGTTGGCTGGAGAAAGGACGGGACCACATCGACATCCTGCTGGATAAAGGTGAGCAATCGAATTGTTTATCATCCAGAAGGCGAGCATGAGGTTAGAAATATTATCCAGAGAAGACTACTGGTACAGGAATTGTCGGATCCATTGCCTGCACCACAAGAACCAAAAGATTTTAAGGTCACCCAGATCCCTAGAAATCCGAGAATGATCTTGAGTGATGATATACGAATTAAGGTAAAGGATAATAAAAACTTTTTACTGGGCATGACGGTTAAAGCCAGACCGTCCAAAGATCATAATAATATTTGGGTAATGGTTGGACGCTGCCCAAGATGGAGAGGAAGATACTAATGAGCAGAGAAAGCGAAAATATTGTTCGTCAATGGGAGGAGCAGCAGAAGATGCAGGGGCAGGTGGATCCAATGATGAAGCTGATTAAGGCAATCATAAAACCGCAGCCGAAACCAAAGAAAGCACCCAAGAAAAAGAAATGAGTAAGTGGGAGACATTAGAGGGTGATGAAAAGCTGACCCAAAAAACTGACGAAGAAATTATGGAAGAGGCTTTGTTGGATTTTGAATATAATGCCAGAGATAAATTCTTGAAAGGTATCTTGGAGCATAATTCAGATGGCACTAAGGGATTAGCCAGAATGAAATCTAAGGATTTGGTGAATTCAATAAAAGAAGAAATCATAGATGCATGGTTTTACCTTGCGGAATTGGAACGCAGGATAAAATGATTCAGCCTACTCCACATCCTTATTATCGATTGCCTACGCAAAGTGAGGCTGCGGAAATGGGTCCAGAAAAGCTAAGTGAATTATTAGCTAAGAGAGAAGAATTAATTCTACAGTCTGCAAAGGATCCTTTTCATAATGGAATTGAGCCGCCACATTGGAAAATGGCTGATGATGAGTTTTCACAAGTCGATGAGCTTCTGGTACTTGGGGGAAACAGGAGTGGAAAGTCTACTTGGGCTTCGAAGCGAGTGGTGAAATGCATAAATGACATTCCAGAAGCCAATGTGCTTTGTATGCATACCACTGCCAGCACCAGCGTTGAGCAGCAGCAGCAATTAATCTGGGACTTTATCCCCAGTGAGTGGAAAGCGGCTAAGAAAGGAAAGGTTACAAACATGACTTTTTCCAAGAAAGGTGGATTTACGGAATCTTGCTGCGTTGCACCGAATGGATCACGAATCTTTTTTCGTAACTATTCACAGAACTTGGATTCTGGCATCTTGGAAGGCTCGGAATGGGATTTAGTTTGGATGGACGAACTCTGCGGTCTGGACCATGTCCAAGCGCTTAGATTTAGGCTCGTAACGAGAGCAAAAAGACCAGCACCGAATTATCCAGAAGGTTATCCTTGGCGAGGAATGATGATTACATTTACTCCCGTGACTGGATATACTCCTACGGTCCGAGAATATTTGCAGGGTGCAACCACAGAAAAATGGGACTGGGCAGATCCAGATCTGCTGGTGAAAGAAAAAGTGCCAATTATCCAGCAACCTCTGAAAGAAAATGCAAAAATTATCTATTTTTGGTCCGAATGGAATAAATTTAATGATTATAAGCAGCTAAAACGCACTTTGCAGGCAGATCCGAAGACAAAAATTCTTATGCGAGCGTTTGGGCTGCCCACGCGCGTCCAGTCTGGTCAGTTTCCCCGTTTTTCGCAGGATCACCTAGTATCTGATGATCAGATTCCAGAAGAAGGGACAAATTATATGATTTGTGATCCATCTCACGGAAAAAACTGGGTAATGATCTGGGTCCGTGTTGCCAAGGACGGAAAATGCTATGTTTACCGTGAATTTCCCAGTCAAGTGGAACCTGTCAAGGGATTTGGTTTTCTGGGAGAGTGGGCAGTGAGTGGAAAAAAGATAGATGGTGATAAAGGACCAGCACAGGATCCACTTGGTTTTTCTCTGGTCAGATACAAAGAAACGATAGAAGAGGCTGAAAATGGGGAAGAAATTTTCCTGCGTATCATGGACAGTCGATTTGGAGCGTCCCCTACACCAACAAAATCTGGCATGACTACCCTCATAGATCAGATGGCAGATCTGGGTATGTTTTTTGAGCCTAGTATCGGAGCCAGAATTGAAGAGGGTGTTACTTTGATCAATGATTTGCTCGACTGGAATGAAGAAGAAGAGATGACAGCAATCAATTGCCCCAGATTATATGTTCACGAAAATTGTAAAAACCTCAGATTTTCGCTCGCAACATGGACGGGAAATGACGGTAGGCATGGAAGTTCAAAAGATTTTATTGATACTTTGCGTTATTTTTGCCTGTCTGGACCAACTTTTTTAGACCCAAACAGTGCAATTCTGGACTCTGGAGGCACTTATTGATTTATGACACAAAGAAAATTTATTTAGGTCTTGCTTTATGCATCCTAATATGCGAGATTATAAACATGATACAGATACGCTTATACCGAAACGGAGGTTACGAAGACAAGGTCAGCCATGTCGGAAGTACCCTTTACACTTACGAACGCAATGGCTACCATGATTCCGATTGGTATGCGGTAGTTTATGATGCAGGGACTGATTCATTGCAGCATGTGGAGTTTGCCACAACGCGCTTCAATTGTGACGGATGCTTTGCGAAAGTGGATGCACTTCCAGAAATCGCTGAAGCTGCCCACAAGCTGATGACCGAAGAAAATTTTAAGGCTTTGGTTGAGCGTGAGAAAGCAAATCGCCAGCAGGTTCAAATTTCCAGCAAAGTTAAGGTAGTCAAAGGTAGGACTGCCAAGGGCAATGTCGGCTTTGTTTTCTGGATTGGCGCTCGCCAGCGTTTCGGAGGCAAGGAAGTTCGCAAGATCGGCATTCGTTACAGCGACAAAATGGTAGATGGCAAGTGGGTAGATGTAGATTTTGTTTACATGCACAATGTCGAAGTTGCTGGCTGGGAAAAAGACTTACCATTGGTTTACTTGCATAAAGTTGCCAATAGCCAAGCCCGTGACGCACTGGGCAGTTTGTTGTCCGAAGAATACCGCCAGCAGCAGGTAGATTCTTACGAGAGTTTGGTTGAATCGGAACTTGTGTCATAAATTTATTTAGTTCTTGCTTTATGCATCCTAATATGCAAAATTATAAACATGAAGATATTTGATTTTACTAACGGAACTAAAGGCAAAAGCGTAGGGGAATTTAGATTTGGATTCTCTAGTGGCAAGCGAGTCACTAAAAACGGAAAAACTTTTTCGGTTGAGCTGGTTAACCCAAACAACAGAGAATTTTTCGACAGTAAGCGTGGAACGCACACTGTGATAAAAACTCAGTGGTGCATGGAAGCTGGTAACAGCGAAGACAAAACAATAAATCCAGAAGATTTTGGCTGCGAAGCTGTCATCTTTTGCACTGGGTGCTTTAGTACCAATCATGGCAAAGACGAAGAATGGGATTGGTTGGTAGTAGGAACTACCGACTGGAATCGCAAAGCACTTAAACAGGGAATTTTAACTGCAAAAAAATTATGAGTTACGACAAAGACAACTGGACCATCCCAAATGGTCTTTCACGCAAAGCCCGTAAGCTGGCTTTGGCTTTAGCTAAATTAGCTGAACAACGCAACTGGTTCGCTGGACAAAAAGTATTCTACTCGCCACAGGAGTGGAATGACAGAGGTGAGCCTTTCGGTAAAAATGCCGCCTTGATCATCCTCCATGAAGGTGGAGATCATGCACCATTCTTTTCGATGGATTATTCTTACGAGGCTGGATCCTACGAAGATTATGAAAACCAAATTAATTTCCTTAAAGATTACGGGTTCTGGAGTGAGGGAATGTATCGATGGAGCAGTGCAATCTATGAAGATTAATCCAATTAAAGCAGACATCCTTTGGAACTGGAAGGGTGACAAAGAATACCAAGAGACCAAGCAGGCAATTATTGATGACCGCAAGCGGCTCCAGAAATTTGCAAACCGTGTAGCCAGCCGCAAACGGGCAAGTCTCAAGGAATTGGAAGCCTGCAAATTGTTTCTTACCAATCTCATTGATAACGAAAAATACTTTCAGCAAATCAAGGAGATCCGAGACAAAGCAAAACTTGTGTCATAAATTTATTTAATTCTTGCTTATTGCATCCCAATATACTAGATTCAAATCATGACAACATACAATACCATAGATAGAAAAGGTGACCGCAATTCCTGCACCGTAATAGCACTTTCAGTTATTGCTAATATTGCGTTTGAAGACGCACAGAAAATTTTGTCACGGGCAGGACGCAAGTTCAACAAAGGCTTCAATATTAAAAAATGGGTCCGTGTCGCTAAACGGTACGGTAAATTAGACCAAGCACCATTGTGGGGGTATCGTTTCAAGCAGGTTCGCACCCTGTTCAAGGAAGAACCAGAATACTTGTCCCAGAATACCGTTATAGTTTTGACTTCCAGACATGTCTTTGTGGTCAAGGATGGCAATATTGAGGACTGGATGACCAAAGGCAGGCGGCATGAGATCCGTGATATCTGGACCTTTACTCCAAAGCGTAAAAGGAAATGAGCATTTACGATCACCTTATTCTTATCGGTCCTGCAATCGCAGTGACCATTTTTTTATTCACCATAGCAAAGGAATTATTATCCAAATGAGAATTACATTACATCACCAAATATTCACTCTCAAGGAAGGCACTAAGACTGTGTATGAACTTGAGTCTGAGGAAACGAAGGAAGTTACATACGAGGAACACAGGAATGCAGTTGATGCGGCACCTTGGTTCCGCAGGCTAGGCGGCAGCGAAACACTTTCCCGTCAATACACAAAACGGGGCTATCAAGTGACCCAAATGATAAGTAAATCACCAGACCGTAAAACCAAGGTCATCAGAAAATATAAATTTGAATGATTGATAAACTACAACTTTTCGTATCGGCATTCAAGTATGCAGCATCTGCGGACACTGCTTACGGGGATTACAACCCAGATAAGCACGGTCCACTTCATAATCATTGCGGTTGCGTAGCATATGCGGTCCAGCAATTACTTGGCGGCAAGATCCGCACAGGTAGGGTCCATAATGTAAAGCATTACTGGAATGAAATTGGTCTTGGCGAGATAGACTTATCTGCCAGCCAGTTTGGTGAGACCGATATCGTATTCTTTCCGCAAGCAGAACGGGCAACCTATGCTCCTGCTCGCAAAACAATAAACCCAAGGTTCCAGCTTTTCTGGGACCGTGTACAAATCGCATTACATCAATGAAATATAAATCACAAGACCTAGCAAAAAACTCTGAGCTAAACGAAGAAATAGTAGCCCAGACACATATATACAAAAAGTTACAAAGTGAGTTGGCTAATGCTGAAGAGTATGCTTTGGGACTAGAGGAAACCAAAAGCAAGATTGACACATTGCTTGAAAATGCAAAAGCAGATGTCAACCTTTTGAAGCAACAAAAGCAAAGAGCTGCGAATACAATAGAGGCAGAAAAACAAGCCAAGGCAAAAGCTTGCAGGATAATCAATGCCCATGATTTACATTATGATTTTAATCACCCTGCTTACATCGAAAACGATAAGACTTTAAATTTAGAAGATCAAGAAGTGTACATAGACACTTGGGTAGATGCCCTTGATCGTTGCAAACAACTAACTCAATAAAACAAAATAATGAAAATAGTAAAACAGCACAAAAATAGGAGCGCCCATTCGGAAGCGTTTGGAATCTGGAGTGGTAAAACATTAGCAGAGATCCCAGTCGGAATCCATGATCACCAAGTTTCACATGGCGGCTTGCAAGATAAGATAGATCACATTAAAGTTGGAGATGGAACTTTCGAGGCATTTCTCTGGTTTGATAATATCCAAGAAGCAGGAGAGCTTGGTCAAAAATTAGTTGATCTAGCATTAGAGGCAAAATCCCGTGAGTGATCTTAGAGTACAAGTAATAAGAAGATTTTGCTCTATTCTCAGTGTTCCCTTTCTCATAGGAAAGGATGATCCCTTTATTCATCTCTGTTACAGAGATTTAATGAAGGGTAATTGCATAATAATAGATTCTCAAAACAACTCGATTTGCTCCTTGCATTCTGGGAAACAAGATACACAATGATGTCACATGACAGAAGAAAACGAAGACAAGCCCAAGCTGGGTTGGGGTGGACCCAGAGTCAACCAAGATGGCAGACCCCCCTTACCAGATCACCTAAGACGGGTTCAATTGCGCACCCGTGTTTTACCAGAAACCATTCACATCTTAAAAAAGGATAAGCAGGGAATGGGAAAAGCAATTGATAAACTAGTCAGAATTAAAAAGAAAAAAACTTGACGGTTCTCTGCCTGTAGGGTAATTCCTGCAATGGCAGGAAAAAATGAACCTAACAAAGCCCTTTTGAGACGAAGGGAGGTCATGAATTGGCTGGGACTAGCAGACCATGAAATGACCCAATTAGTAAAAGATGGGATCTTAAAACCTAAATACTTTCGCAAGAATGCCCGTGCTTTTTTTGTTAAGAAAGATATTGAGGTCAATGTACTTGAGCAGGAGGCACCTGCATGAGGTACGAATACGATTCAGATAAAAATAAAGCCAGCAATGAGCCAGATGTATCAAAGTTGCAGTCTGAGCTAACAGATATTCTTGAAGACGCTGGCAGAAATCTTCGCAGGAGAGATGATTATGATGATGTAAGATATGCTCGCTGGGAAGGGCAGTCGGACGATGGGAGAAAGCATGAGGAATTTATCGGTCACAGACCAATACCTTGGGAGGGTGCATCAGACATCCATATGCGACTTGCTGATCGCTTAATCAATGAACATGTACATATGGTTTCGGAAGCTTTTTTCCGATCAAATATGTCTGTTTCTGGTATCGAAACAAGCGATCAGAAAAAGGCAGCCTACTGGAGGGATTGCCTTGCTTATTTTTTAGAGCAAAGAATGTTGCCAGAACTACGCAGGGAAGTTGAAATTCTAGCACAGGAAATGTTTTCTGGATCCCCAGCGATTGGTGTACTTGGTGTTTATTGGCAGCAGGAAACCATCATGCGGATGAAAACATTTTCTATGCAGGATGTTGTGCAAATGGTCACTCAACAGGGAGGAGATGAAGCTGCTGTCCAACAAATCATGACGGTCTTACAGGATCCAGATATGGAGGAACAATCTTTAGCACTGATGGCACAGGTTTTTGTTGGTGTTAAGGAAAAGGTGTTAAAAAAGGGACTCCAAGAATTTAGAGAAACTGGGCAAACTAAATTACCCACTCCATCTATTCATGAAAACCGTCCGAGATTTGTTGCCCACAGACTGTACGAGGATGTTTTTGTGGATGCAAATTGCACCGAGCTGGACCGAGCTAGGGTGATAATGCGTAGGGAATGGTTATCGGAAACCGAGCTACGGGACAAGATAATGACCGAAGGATTTAGTGAAGAATTTGTTGAGGCAATTCTGGAGAAATCTGAGGGACAGTCTGGAGTTGCGGAATATGATTATCGCAATCCTATTCAACTTGGGGTTCATACTCTGGGCAAGGGAGTAGAAGGTGACTTCAATGACCTGTACGAAATTTTTTATGCTTATCAGAGGCAATATGATGAGGATACAAATGTGCCAGCAATCTACTGCACAGCATTTTCATCCCATGTTCCAGAACTTTACGGGAAGCATGAAATCCTAGAATACGGTCACAACCAAATGCCTTTTGTTCTCTTTACCAGAGAAAGATTATCTAGGTCCATATTTGACTCCAGAGGAATTTCTGAACTGGTTGCAACAAATCAATACGAGGCAAAGGTCCAGAGAGATTTACGAAATGATGCAAGTCAAATTGGAGTCATACCGCCACTGCTGGTAAATGCCAGACGGGGTGGATTAAATTTACTGGTTCAACCTGCTTCGCAGATTACCATTACCAGACCAGACGATTTGGGCTGGTTGCAACCTCCACCATTGTCGCAGAGTTCAATGGAGGCAGAATCCGCAGCCATAGCGGACGCAGAGAGATACTTTGGAAATCCAGAGAAGCCAGAAGCCCGTCAGCTTTACCAGCAGTGCATGGTGAATAGATGGTTGGATTCATGGAGGGAAGCATTGTCACAGGCATTGTCTTTGTGTCAGCAGTATTTGGATCCAGCATTCGTTGCCCGTATTACTGGTGGACCAGTGGAAGAAATCGCAATGCAGCAAGAAGACATTGAGGGTAGATTTGATTTATCTCTTAGGTTTTCAGTGGATACTTTGAATCCAGAGTTCATGGAAAAGAAATTGGATGCGGTTACGAAACTTACCCAGTTTGATGTGACAGGTGCGTTGGACCGAAATAAATTGCTTGAAATTATTGCTGAATCAATTGATCCAATGCTGGCAAAGCAAGTGGTGATGGATAAACAAACTGCTGCCCAGAAAGAAATTGATGATGAACAAAGTAGCTGGGTTAAGATTGCAAACGAAATTGAGCCAGTGGCAAAAGAAGGTGTAAATTTTGAACTTCGTTCTCAAACTGCCCAGCAAATAGTTCAGCAATCACAGGAGATCCAGCGGAAAATGAATGAGAATCCACTTGTCAAACAATTGGCAGATAATCGAATTAAGTATTTACAATTTGGTATGCAGCAAAAAGAAAACGCACAGATTGGAAGAGTAGGAGTCAAGCCAGTTATGGGGCAGGGAGGATACTGATGTTCTGGCAAAAAAAAGCCAAACTCGTCAAGTATCCAGATCCCATGAGTGGCGAGGATATCACAAGAATTTTCAAGGAAGTTGGAGAAGGAGCCAAGTTATGGCAGGCACTTGATGCAGTGCTAGATAATATTCTTCTAGATGCAGTAAATGATGTTTCGGATCCAAAAAACAATGTAACTCAATTTGCTCATGCAGCAGGCAGAGTCGATGCAATCAGTGGATTAAAAGCTAGGCTTGAGGAGTACAAAAAATGAAAGCTACTGCTGAACAAAAATTTAAAAATGAGCATCGTGCTTTATTGAATCGATGGATTGACGAGTCAGACATTGAGGATACGCGCATTTGTGAAATTGTTGCGGAAGATGTAAATGAATGGATCAACGAAGATATTGTAGAATTTGAATCAGATATTAACTTAGAGGAGGAAGATGATGCCTAGAACAAAAAAAAGAAGAGGCTTGTACGCAAACATTCATGCGAAGCGTAGAAGAATAAAAGCTGGCAGTGGAGAGAGAATGAGGAAAGTTGGAAGCAAGGGTGCGCCTACTGCCGCAAATTTTCGCAGAGCAGCAAAGACTGCAAAAAAAAGAAATGCCTAGAACCAAAGCAAAATCCATGCGCAAGGTCCACCAGAATCCAAAGGGTGGATTATCAGCAGCAGGAAGAAAACATTTCGGTGTTAAGGCACCAGTAAGGAGTGGAACTAATCCAAGACGAATTAGTTTTGCAGGAAGATTTGGTGGAATGGCTGGACCGATGAAAGACAAGAAAGGCAAGCCAACCAGATTGGCACTAGCTTTAAAACAGTGGGGATTTGGATCAAAAGAAGCCGCCAGAGCATTTGCAAGGAAACATAAAAAATCATAGAGGACAAAATTATGCCATCACATTACGGACATTCAAAAAAAGCTAAAAAAGTCGTTAAAAAGAAAGTTGTAAAAGCTGCAACGGTCAAGAAGCGAAAAAGATAAAATGAAATCATTTGTGTTTGCTTCGGATTTACACGGAGACAAACAAGATGCCAAAACGGTTTCTGCTCTTCATAAATTTACGGAAGAGTTTAAACCAGATGTCCGAATTTTCGGTGGGGATCTTTTTGACTTCTCACCTTTAATGCGTGGCGCGGATCCTGCCGAGAAAAATGCCAGCATGGAAGCTGATGTAGAAGCAGGCATGGAGTTTTTAACTAATTGGCAGCCTCACTATTTTCTGCTCGGAAATCATGATGACAGACTGTGGCAGACCGCAGAAAAGCATTCCGTTGGAATAGTACGGGATACCGCGCGTTCTGGAATTAAAGATATTACTAGCAAATGTAGGAAATTAAAATGTAAGATGTTGCCCTACAGTGTTGACGCAGGAGTGCTGGAATTAGGGATCATGACATTTGTTCACGGATATTATCACGGTGCAGTTTCTGCCTGTAAGCAACATGCTCTTACTTTTGCAAAGCAGGGTGGATGCTGTGTTCACGGGCATATTCATTCGGTACAAATGTTTTCAATACCAAGGCACAAGGGAGGTGCGGCTATCAGTGCTGGTTGTTTAACGCAAACACAGATGGGATGGAACCGTGCGAAGGTTAATCGATTGTCTCATGAAACGGGCTGGGTGTATGGATATTTTTCAAATAAAAGCTGGCAGGCTAATATTGCTAAGAAATTTGATGGAGAATACAAGTGGGCATAAATTGGGCAAAGAAACTCCAGCAAGTCGAGGAGATTGGTGAAAAAACTCCAGAGGGAGATGATTGGTTTACATCAGATCAATTTAGAGAAAAAAGTGGATTTGGAAAAACAAGAACCCATCAATATTTAAGGGCGCTAATTAAACAAAGAAAAGCGCAAGTATTTAAGGGTTCTCAATGGAACAGGGAACAAAAACAATTAACCAGAAAAGTTTGGTATAGGTTTCTTTGATGCAATTAGTCTCAACTCCAAAGTAAGAGTTGTTAGACTGCAAAGCATAGGCTCAATTTAGGTTAACATTAACCCGTCCGTTGCGGATACAACGAGTACAGTTCCACCGTCAGAGACAAAAAACCTATGGCAGATTCAGATGGGATCGCATCCCTAAAAGCAGAAGAAAATGAAGTAAACGATGACAACAGGATTGTCAGCATTGGCGATATTGCCGAGGCAGCAGGACTGGACTCATCTTCGTTCTTTGAGAGTGCAAATTCAGAACCAGAACCAGTAGAAGCAGAAGAAACTGAAGAAACTGAAGAGGTTGCAGAACAGGTTGAGGAGCCGACAGAAGATCCGATTACTACTGAAGAAGTAGAGGAGGAAGTTCTAGAGGAACCAAAACTGGAGGAGTCTGATGGAGTTAAGAAACGCATTGGTAAATTAATTGAAGCAAGAAACAATGCGGAAGCAGAAGCAGAAGAATTAAAAGCAAAGATTGCTGAACTAGAATCTGCACCGAATCAAGTAGTTCCAGATACAAAAGGTTTGGAAAAATTTGATGGAGTAAAAGATTTTAAGGAACTTCAAGCCCGTGAAGCAGAGGCTGAACATTTAAGGGATTGGCTAATAGAAAATCCAGACGGAGGTGAATACACTGACATCACGGGAGCCGAGCATGAAGTGGAATACGGACAAGCGAGAAGATTGATGGTTGAGACAGACCGAGATCTTAGAAAAAATATACCACAGGCAGGACAAAGACTTCAGCAGAAAGAACAAAACAGGCAAACTGCTATGCAAACTTTTGAGTGGATGAAGGATAAGCAAAGCCCAGAAATGTTGGAAATCCAGCAGGTGCTTAATGCAAATCCATACATCAAGGATTATTATAATCGTGATCCGTATGCAGTGCTTACTGTTGCTTACGCAATTGAAGGGATAAAGACCGTGAACGCTAGGAAGGCACAGAAGCCAGTCAAGCAATCTGCGGCACCCAAAGCACCAGTTCCAAGCAGAGCAAGTCCTTCAGTAGTTCGCAAAAAGGGAGTGAGTAAAAAGTCACTTCTTCAGCAAGCCTCATCTGGTTCAGTAGAAGATGCATCCTCATACATTGAATCAATATTATAGGAGAAATTTAAAATGGCTGGAATAGTAGAACGGGATCAATCCCTTAAAAGAGAGTCACTCAGTGACCTTATGACCATTGTGGACAGGAAGTCCTGTCCCTTCATGTCGCAAGTCAAAAAAGGTGCCGCACCCAAAAATTCATTTGTGGAGTGGGGCTTAGACAAGCATAAAGATAATTTAGTACGCACCGCAACTTATAGTAGTGGAGTAAGCGATGCACTTCCGATTGACGGTGAAGATATTTCTTCAAGCGATTTCGAGAATTATGATGATCGCACAAAGTGCAGCATTTATTTGCAGTATGCCAGACGAGTACCAAAAGTTTCTCGTTTAGCAAACATGACTTCTGATATTGCTGGAGTAGGTTACAAAAAAGAAATGGCTAATAGTATCGCCAAAGCACTGGTTGCTCACAAGCGTGATATTGAGGCAACTCTTTGTTCTTCGCAGGAAACTGCACAGGAAACCTCTTCCGCACCATATCAAACCCGTGGACTTGGAAAATGGATCAGTTCTTCAGCACAAGCAACTTTGCCAGTGCCAACTGATTTCCTTACTCCAACTGGATCCATTGGAACTTCGGCTGCTGCTTCTGCAACGGAAGAAGATTTGCGTGACATCTTGCAAAGCATCTATGAGCAAACTGGAGAATCCGATAAGACTTTTTACGGTCTTTGCGGCACTGCGGTTAAGAAAACAATATCGAACTTTACCTTGTTCACTCCAAGAACCAACAACCTTGTTGTTTCTAACCGTGACACTGATGAAGGACGATTGGCTGCTTCAGTTGACATCATCGAAAGTGATTTTGGCGTAATAACGCTCAACTTATCCAGTTTCTTGGAGCAAGACGCACGGAGTAGTGGTGCCTATGATCCAACAGTAGGGCAGAATACCTTGTTCATTTTGAACATGGCACAGCTTGAATCAGCATTCGCAGAAGAAACTTCAGTCCGTGAATTACCAGATCTTGGGGGTGGACCTCGCTCAATTATTGAGTCTGTGTTCTCTTTGAAATCTTATTCTGGTGGATTGGATCACGGTAAGTACACGCTTTCCTAAGATTTAGTTTCATATAGTTATTAGTTGTTAGTTATGCTTGGTGCGGAAGAAGTCAAAATAGATGGGGTAGACATCACCAAAGACTTGTGGGGAAGTTTTGCCGACATCTTTCGCACTGAGCTAGCTAATGCTGAAAACGAACAGAAAAAACTCATGGAGGCTGAAAGTAGAGTCTCAAGGGGTGAAAGAAAAAACCTTCCTTTTGGAAGATTAAGATTTAAAGTTTGCCCAGAAGTTTATCACTTTTGGGGAGGCAAGCTGGGTTACGAATGTTGGAAGGATACAAATTTTTTAGATTGGCTGGAGAAAAGATTTGGTGACCTTGTGACAATTAAAAGTAAGTCAGCAAATCTGGCTTTATAATGCGCACAATACCATACTCCCAAGTTGAAAGGGGATTGGCTGCAATTGCAGGGATTGATCCTGCAAACATTCTTGCTCATGAAAAAATCCAGTTTACGGAGTTCATAAACGATGCAGTCAGTTTTATTTGGAATTATTATCCTTGGGCAGAATCTACGAGAGTAGAAAAAAGATATTTTCGTCCAGAATGGGATGAAGGATCAGATTATGAAATTGGTGATATTGTGTATTACCAAAATAAATATTTTAAAAAATTTGCGGACGATTCATATATAGAATTGCAAAACTGGGATAGGTCACAGGGTCCATCAATTAGTTGGGACAATGATCCTTTTATTTACGGTACGGGTGAGAATCCAGAAGACTCAACTGTTTGGCATGAAACGGGTGACATATTTACCGCAGATACTTGGCAGGAAACAGGATTGTATGAAATCGGATCTCTGGTTTCATATGAAGATGAAATTTATGTGTGCATTGCGCAGCTAGGTAGGATGCCAGCAAATGCACCAGATTCAAGCTTGTACCTAGTAAATTTCTCACAAAACGGAATCAATATTGATAATCGTACATACTGGCAAAAAGTAGACACTACCTTTGAGAGATTTATTGGATATGAGCAAGAAGGTGAAGAAATAATTGGTACTGTATTTAGCGTACATGCTGAAGATCCAAGATATTATTCTGCCCCTCCCATGAATTTCCAAAATGGCAGGGAAGGCATCTATGTAGATCTTCACACAGAAACCAATTATGTCTGGGTAAAATTTAGGGAGGAACCACCTGTTTATTCATCAGATGAGCCAGAGGCAGAAGTGTTAAATTATTTAGCACCAGCAATTAAAAATTATGCGTATCGCTCGTTTTTAATATCAGACGGGCAAAATGAAAAAGCAGTCCTACAGGGGGAATTAGCCTTAGACACTTTAGTTAGAGAAGTCGATAAATTAGCTCATCAGCAGGACCGTGGATTCAAAGGATTGATAGCATGAGGATTACGGGACAAGGTTTTCGCAGAGTAATTTCTAGACAGGATTTCGAGGCTAAACAAAATTCTCTAATTAAAGTTAGCTCATTAGTTTTGGGAGCAGTTGCTGGAATTGTTGGAACTTTAACCATGTTTACAACAACTCCAGCAGTTGGATTGGTTGAAGGTAAAAGCATAAAAGTTGGCACTGCGTCCAGTTTGATAAGTGTCAGTTCTTCGGTTGAATCGGATCAAAATTTTGCAAGACAAGCAAGTGCATCTGTTGAGATTAGATTTGATGCAGGTGCTGCAAACTTTGAACTACCGCAAAACTGGGAAGATATGGATGTTTACTGGGATGCACCAGAATCTATATCGACTCCTTTCTTGGCAAAAATAATTGAAAGAAATGCGGATGCTTCGGTAAAACTTAATGCATCTGTCGGAACCGCAGACTATGAGTCAACAATATTTTGGGAGTTCATGGATGTTAACTGGGATGAAGAAGATACCAGTACAGCAAGCCAGTTTACTGCCCAAGTTTTCGAGCGAACTGCAAATGCAAACATTACCACAGTTGTAACGGTTGGCACCGCAGGCTGGTCATCAAACATCGAATGGCAAAATGCAGATGTTGAATGGTCCGAGTTTGTTGCTGGATCAATCCTTCAAGGCAATGCATCTGCAACAATTTCAATTTCAGTAAATACTGTAAATATAAACTTAATAGAAGACTGGAGTGGTGAAACTTCGCTTTGGTCACAAAAATCAAATAATTGGGAGGCAAGCTAGATATGGCTACATTACAAGGACGGGCAATCAAAGATACTTATAAAGATTTACTACAGGTATCTAATTCTAATAACGGAGTAGATGGAACATTAAGAAATGTCGAAGACGGTGAAGGCACCACATCAGCATTAAAAGTTTCTTCTTCTGGTGTTCAAGTAGATGGTACGCTCGATGTTACTGGTACTGTTACTGGGGTGCCGCACATTGATTACAGAGGCACTTATTCAGCCAGCACTGCTTATGTAAAAGACGATGTTGTCGTTTTTAATGGGTCCAGTTACATTGCCAAACAAAGCACAACTGGTAACGCTCCAACTAATACAACTTTCTGGGGGATCCTTGCACAAGCTGGAACCAACGGAACCAACGGAACCAACGGAACTAATGGAACCGATGGAACTGATGGAACTGATGGTACAGATGGAGTTGATGCAACAGGATATTCTGATTTAGTCGAAGTTGCTGGTGCAGCAGCCGATGGAGGTCCACAGTTAAGAATTGGTGGTGCAAACACAATGGCATCAGCGTCACAGGGGCAGCTTTCAATTGTTTCCAACACAGAGGCAGGCATCAATATTGAATCTAAACAAACCACTGAAGGTGGAGATGCTTCAATAGTTTTGAAAGGTGCAACCGCAGCCGCTTATTTCCATGAGGATGTACCTGCTACGCATGCAGGCTCAGTATGGAACTTTGGTGTAGTTGGCGGTAGTTTAGTTTCAAATGTCTTTACAGAAGATTTCACACAAGCCGCAAAAATGCTTGAGTTTGATACCTTCACTAATACTTACGGGTCCGATGGTGCTGGAGCAGCTTATTCGGATCTTGGAAGTTATCCAGTTTTTGGAATGTATAAAATCGGTGCGGCTATAAAGTTGTGTCCCATAAATACCTTGGATGTTCTTACTGCATTAGGATCTGAAACTGACCAGTTGGTTTTATATTCTGACACTTCTGCAAACCTCAATTACAGGGCTATCAAAAACAATGCTTTTGTAAGGAGTTTTATCCGCAATGAAAGCACTACTGCAACAGGTGTATCCTTGCAAAAGGCAATAAAAGAAGAGGGTAATACTTACAGTGGAAATATTCTGGGTTACCGTAACACGAACAGGGGAACAACTGGATCGATGCCATCGCAAGAATGGGAGCAAATCAATGGAAACCTTGAGCAAGTGCAAGACGCATTTCAACTGCAAAAAGAAAATGTGGACGGTACAGGAGTATTCAAATCTGCAATCGATATTCTTTATCATGTTGAAGATGCGACTCAGTCAAGTGATGGACAAACAAATGTTACGGGATTAAGTGGAGCAGGTTCCGTTGGAATATTATCTGGCATGTTTTTAGCGGTTGGAAACGGCACACAAGTGCGAGGCTTGATGCCCAGTATTCCATTTATGGAATTAGGAAGTCAGACTGACCCTTGGCACCAAATCGCATCTGAGAATGCGGTAACGGTTACATCAGACGAAAAAGTAAAACAAAATATTGAATCTTTGTCTGAAACAGAAAAAACAGTTGCCTCCTCATTAAAAAGCCTAGTCAAAAAATATAAGCTGAAAAGTGCTGTTGCGATGAAGGGCGAGGAGAATGCAAGAACACATGTTGGTTTTATTGCACAGGAAGTAGAAAAAGCTTTTTCCGATGCTGGACTTGATGCTGGAGACTATGGGGTTTTCTGCAAAGAGGATGTTCATGAAGTTTACATTAATGGAGTTGCGACTGGTAGGTTCCAAAAAAATGGAGAAAATTACGAAAAACTTTCCAGTGAAGAAGAGGAGCCAGAAGGAGTTACTTTGGTGCCTTACACTAAGTATGCCCTTCGATATGAGGAATTATTTTCATTTGTAATATCAACACTCTAATCACAGGAGGGAATAAGAAATGGCACAGGCATCTAATTATTTAGAAGAAAAATTCCTTACTGGATTGCTTGGTGGAACAGATGTCACTTTTTCTGGAAAACCGTACATAGGGTTGTTGAAATCATCACCATCAGATTCTGGTGGAGGAACCGAAGTTACTGGAACAAACTATGCGAGAGTGCAAGTTGGATCCAGTGGGCAAGGTTCTTTTACAATCGGATCGACAGGCACTGCAACAAACTCATCTGCTTTTACATTTGCAGATGCAGGGAGTGCGTGGGGTACGGTGACACATATTGCTTTATATGATGCTGCCACAGGTGGGAATCTTTTGCTTTTTGCAACATTAAATGCATCAGCAAATATTCAGAATGGAGACATCTTTAAAGTTCCAGCTAGTGGTTTTACAATCACGATGGATTGAGCCGCATGAGGCTTCTTTTTTTATGTTTGTTTTTATCTACTGGCTGCTCCCTTAGACAATGGTATCCAACAGCAGGGGCAGGGGCAGCTGCTGTAACCGCATCAGCAGTAGGTGCAGGTCCAGTCGTTGTGGGTCTGTCCTCCGCTGGAGGTGCATTAGTAGGGGAGGTTGCAAGAGGAAACGAAGAGGTTGCAGAGGCAAAAGAGACCATTGCAAGTCTAACTCACGGAGATGTATCGGCACTTGTAGAGGCTGGGCTTGCCTCACACAAAACTGGTTTTGAGCAATTCACTTCAACCGTAAAAAAAATCTTGTTAGTGGCAGCAGCATTTCTTGGAATTTATTTAATCGTCCCAATATTTGTTGCCCGTAAATGTTCAATAACAGAAGCAAAAAAACAAACTCGTCCACCTTTTAGACCATATCAAGATAAATGAAAAACTTACTTTTAATAAAAGAAAAATTCCAAGCACTTAGCAAAAGAAATAAAATGATAACAATTTTTGCAATTTTAGTAATCGGTATAATTTGCCTAGATATTTTGTTCTGATGGACAGGGTAGCATTAGCAGGCATAGGAGGCAGCCTTGCCACAATTAGTGGAACCTATCATGAGGTCATTGGAATTGTTGCTGGTCTTATGACTATTATCTATATGGGTGTTAAAATATACCAAGAGAGTAAGAAAAAATAATGCCAAGATTTAGGTCACATGGTCAATTAGATGATCCATTTGTTGAAGATGGTGACCCAGCTTTTCGTGGCTTAGATCAGCAAAGTGAACCTGTCCTGCTGCAAGCTGGATTTTTGCAAATAGCAGAAAATGTTAGAATTGATCAAGGAGTAATCACATCCAGAAAAGGACTAGAGGCATTAAAGACGGTTGCGGACGCAAAGGCATTGGTAAAATTTTTAGATCCAATCAATAACCGTGAGGATATGCTAATCATTACAGCAACAGGAATCCTTGGAAATGGATACACTGATATCCCGTCTTCCCTAGATCGAAACGAGGGTGCTTGGCAAAATGCAAATTATAATTGGTCAGATTATGCAAACATTAACGAAACACTAGATTCTGCATTTTCTAGTAACGATGAAGTTTTTGGCATTCAAGCCTTTAATCAAGTAATCTTATTTTCCAAAGACAGAAGACCAAAAGTTTGGGACGGTGTTCCGAATACAAGAGTCTCAGATTTGCCATTGCTGCCGACTAGTGGCATCGCAGAAGCCTTTGCCTGCCCAGACGCACCCTTTGGTATGTATTTTGCAAATCGACTGGTTGTACCCTTCTATGCTGATTCGCCAAGCACGGTAGCGTTTTCTGATATTCTGGATTCGAATTCGTTTATGAACATAAACACTTTTTTCTGTAACAAAGGAACAAGTGATATCACTCTTGGATTTGCACCGTTCATGGAATCACAGGTTTTGGTCCTAAATCAAGAATCCATTCATATCGTGAATGCGGTCCACGCACTGGAAGGTAATTCTGCGAGCTATGAAATTACCAGACAGTATGGAATAGCAGGTCACCGTGCATTTGCGCAGAATGGATCCTACACCTACTTTGTATCATCTGAAGGCAACATCCAAGTTTTAGTTCCTTCTTCAGATCCTGCAAAAGGAGTCGGATTAGCAATTTCAAAAGTTACTTTAGATCAAGAACCATTATCAAAACCGATTACCCCATTTATGGAGACCGTCAATCTGGATGCGATAGATAAAGCAATTGTCAAATACCATCGTAACCGAGTGTATTTTGCTTTGCCTGTTTCTAGCGAGCGTCCGAATTGTATAGCTATTTATAATTCCTTAAACTCTGTCTGGGAATCCATTGATTTTTTTGAGGATGAGAATTTTGAAATAATGGATATAAATACGCTTGGACCAGATTTATTTATTTTAACGAAAACACAACTTTTTAAGTATAACTCTTCTAGCACTGATGATGGTAATTTAATAAAAAGCAGGGTACGGACTAGGGACTACGCACTGCAAATGCGAGATCTTAAAAAATTTGTAAGAGGGTCTCTGAATTATTCTTCTGATGGTGACAGCAGTATTACGATCAAGGTCCATACAAAAGCACCAGATGTAACAGTTCTATCAAAGAAAACGACTGGTACAGGCTCCGTGAATACCTTGTCTAGATTTAATATTAGACAAAGAGGTTATTCAGCTTCAGTGGACATTGAGAATGCTGGTGGAGATGTGGAATACAAAGCAGTGTCATTAGAAGCATTTGTTCACGGTGGAAGAGGAACCGCAGATTATGGCAACTAATGGACAAGTCAGAATTACTCCTCCTGTTGTTGGAGTAGAATTAAATCCTTCACGGTTTGCGGCAGCAGCAACTCCAGAAGTTATATTTCCTACGGAGTATGATTCTTTAAAAATTACAAATGCAGAAATCGAAAACATCTCTGGATCCTTAAATGGATTACCAGCAGCTGGCAGCGTTACTCTTAACGATGTGACAGATGTGGATGCGACAAATCCAGCAGATTTTTCTATCCTTCAATACAATGGAATTTCAAATCGATGGGTAGCGATAGCAAACACAGATTTTGTGGATGCAGTCATTGATGGTGGATCCGCAAATTCAGACCCAGATTATGTTGCGGCATTTGATCTGGATGGAGGGAATGCATGAGCGTTCGAAGAATAAAACTTCGTAGAGATACTGCATTTAATTGGAGTCAAATCAATCCAGCCTTACAAGAAGGTGAGATTGGAGTTGTTCTAAACGAGCAGGATGGCACTGGTGGTGGAGGCAGGCTTAAAGTGGGTGATGGATTTACCTCTTGGAATGATCTGCCCTATGTCGATGGTGCAGGACTTGATATAATTAGAGGCGAGTACGGAAACGAAATTTCTTTTGAACTGGGACTTGCAGAAACAATCATAAATTAGGAAAATCATGGCAACAGATATATTAGGCAAAGTGGGGGAAAAAGTAGGTACTGAGATTAAGGCAGTAAATACTACTATTTCAAATCATGCGAATCGTGGAGATAATCCACATAGCGTAAATAAAAGCCAAGTTGGTCTTGGCAATGTCCAGAACATTGCAGTGAACACTTGGGCTGGATCAACAAATTTAACTACTGTCGGAACATTAAGTGCAGGAACAATTCCATATAGTTTACTATCTGGCGCACCTTCATTTGATGCATCTGGGAATTTGTCGATTACTGGCAACCTAACTGTGGGAGGAACTCGCACGGTTCTAAACACGCAGACTGTTGAGGTGGAGGATAATATCATTGAGGTTAATCTGACCGCAAGTGATGGATCCGAAACTGCACAGACTGGGGGTATTCAAATCAATCGTGGAAAGGATAATGCTGGTGCGGTTCTAGATAAGGCACAGTTTATATGGGACGATGGGAATGATTTGTTTCACTTAAAAAAAGGAACCGCAGATGCAAATCTTAAAGTAGGAATTGTACAGGCAGGTAAGCTAAAAGTAGGCAGTGGATCAGATATATTGATTAATAATGTATCGCTAGGAAATTACGCATCTTTTGAATCAGCATTTACTACAGCACTATCGTGAGATGGATACTTATAATTTTGCTCACAGGATGTTCCATTTCCACCACAGAAAAAAAATTATTAATCAAAGATAAGGAAAACAAAAAACTGGAAATTATGTATTTGAATGAAATCAGATCAGCACAGGAGAATAATGACTCTGATGCATTTCAATATTTTTTTGAAGAATACTTGAAGGTAGAACGGTTGCAAATTCCAGAACACTTAAAAAAAGATAAAAGTTATTTTGAAGGTGGAATAAATTATAAATACTGATGACTGATATTTTATCACAGATTGGAACAAAGCTTGGTACTCAATTGAAGAACCTTGATACACGATTATCAAGTGCAGAAAATGAAATTGTTGCCCTAGGTGCGCAGACTCCTCCTCCAACAAATGATTTAACCGTTGCCGCAGTACAATGGACAAATCTAACAGAGATTACCGTAGGAAGTGATACTGTGACAAGTGGTGGAACGGTCCAAGCAAACGGGAATGGTGGAATCGAAAAAATCAGTGGATCCAATGGATATAATGCTGGGGCATCATCTACAAATTTTATTGAAGGAAATTCGAACGGTTATGTACAATTCCAAATCGCACAGTCACCTGTCCGCATTGGTTTTACATATGCAGATGTTGATTTTGAAAATGTAAATCCTTTTGAATTGGTGCTGGAATCCAATGGATCCGCTACCGTTGAAAGTGTAGAGGCATTGCCCAGTGGGTCAATTGAGACAGGTGACTTTCTTCGCATTCGACATTACGCTCAAGATAATTCAGTTAGGTTTCAAAAAAGGCAATCTATTTACCAAGTAACTTCCACAACTTTTGCAATAGGAGAATTAAGAAGGGTGACTGTCCCTTGGACCAATAGCGGCATAACCGTGAGTTTCAATGATATTCTAGAGGTGGTTGAACTAAAAACTAATGGAAGTTATCGATACAAAACAGAAGACGATAATTTTCTTTTTTCAAATGCAAGCCAGTTCTCAGTAAACACGGAGCAGGTTGAAAAAATTGGCTTAGATTATGTAACTTTTTACACTCATCCAGACACATCAAACGGAAATAACTTGTTTGTCGATTCTTCGTTTTTCAGTGTCGGATCCAGATTGAACGATGTTCTTTTAGCCAGATGACTATCTTAAAAAAAGTAGAAGATCTTTACAGTAATCTTGGTCAAAATATGTGCCAAGATATTGCCATGTATTTAGAACATGAATATGTCGTTAAAACTCCAAATTCATTAATAATGGGTAAGGCAGTAAGGACCGAGGATGGAGATCCAAATGACCAGTGGAATGTCGTTGCCCCAGATGCTTGGTTCGTGAAAACCGCAGTAGGTGAAGACCACATTGGACACTTTATAAATTGTATGCCATATCCACTTCCGTTTGTGGGTTGGATGAGAGAATTAAAAAATAGACCAGTCAAGTGGTACAAACTTGAACAAATACTTAGGAGGAAAATCTAATGGGTGGAGGAGGACAACCGCAATATATTTCTAATGACTACCAAGAAACAATGCGTGAAGCATTGCAGGCACAAATCGACTTGGCACCAGACTTGTTTCGTTCAGAGTCTGATAGAGAATTCGGTAGACCAGCATATGCACGACTGCAACAGGATTTGGTTTCAGAAGGTTTGCTTGGTGCAGAGACTACCTATGATTCAGAGGGAAGGATTCTAACTGGGTATGAAGGAGGTCAAGGAGCAAGATACACCGTTGTAAATAACCCAACTATAGAGAGTACGAAGAGTTCAATAACGACTCGTACAGGGGGAAGTATTCGGAACAGAGGCAGAAACAGAACCACGCCAGCTAGCGTTGAGAAACTTGTAAATAATTTTCAGATTATTGACAGAGAAACTGGTGAAGCTGTCGATACTGGAGATACTCAATTCCGAGATATCGACAATGCTTTAGCTTATGTTAGGGATGATCTAGGTGGAGGTGAACTTGAGCCGCAATACAAAAGGGATGCAGATGGTAACATCTTCATGGATAAGTCAATGGCTGGCAAGAAAGTCCGAGAGGGTGGAGGTGCAGTTTCGCTTATCGCTGGAGACCAAGAAGGAATGTTTTCTGACGGTACGAATCGCAGGGCAGGCTTTGATGCACAAGGTAATTTTTTAGGAACATCTCAGCTTGAGCAGGACATACTTGAACGGGCTAAAGACCAGCAAACCAGAACTGAAGTCGATTTGGCGAATAGATATGGACAGGGATTAACAGCAGCATATCGCGCGCAAGGCGGCATACAGGACGCATTAGATTCTTATAACATGCTGGGCAGGGAAACATCTGATCATGGTGGACTGAGATCAGCACTGGTTGGCATGGCATCAGACGAGTTGGCTGCTGGTGGAAATCTTACGGATCGTGAACGCAGAAGGGTTGAACAGACCTCAAGGGCAGCAATGGGTGCGAGAGGTAGATCAAGAGATTTTGCAGGTGTTGTCGATGAGGTAGCAGCTAATGAAACCATGAGCAGGCAACGGGAATCGGAGAGAAGATTATTTGCCTCACAGGTTCTAGGTTTAGCTGATCAAGGGCTGGCACAGGACAGGGCATTTGCTGCTCAAAGAATTGGTCTAGAACAGGCAACCAGTGCAGATCCGTTTATGGCTATCACTGGACGGTCAAGTGGAGCCTCAGTGGGTTCTGGGCAAAGCTTGTATGGCAATGCGGCTGCTGGGATTAATGCTGGTCCTACTTTGTACAACCCGTCACAGGGTGCCGCATTTATTGCAAACCAAACAGCAGGTCTTAATAATTTTAATGCAAATATGTATGCAAATCAACAAAGCCGACAGGCAGGAATGTTTGGTGGATTCATGAATGCCGCTGGTGGAATTGGAAGTGCGGCAATACTTGCCTGCTGGGTAGCAAGAGAAGTCTATGGGGTACATAATCCAAAATGGATGACCTTTAGGGAGTGGATGCTAAACATTAGCCCGTTCTGGTTCCGTGCAACTTACCTTACTTTCGGAGAAAGGTTTGCAAGATTTATAAAAAATAAGCCAAGATTAAAAGCAAGGATCCGAGCTTGGATGGATACAAAAATTAGGGAGGCATAAAATGGCATCACCATATTTTAGTCAAATAAACCTGCCGCAGCAGGACTTCAGTATGCTCAAAGATGCTGGACAAGCGATGGGTGCCGCCTACCAGCAGGCAGGGGCAGCTATAGGACAACTTGGATCTGCCTATTTCGAGAGACAAGGAAAGATGAAGCAAGCCGAAAGGTTTGCAAAATCAGACATGGGGCAGGCATATCTAAGGGGTCAAGGGATGCCGCAGGATGAATTAGATAAACTAAACGAGGATCCGAAGGCAGCGAAAAAATTTATTTATGATGCCCAGCGAGAGGCAGGAGGCATCGATAAACTCATGGCACAAGTGCAGGCAAATTATGCTTTTGATCAGCTGCAAGAAACAGATAGGCAAAAAGAAATTTTATTTGAACAAGAGAGAAAAATAAATAAATTTCAATTAGAAGAATTGCAGAGGAAAGATGATTTACAGGATCAATCTTTGCTTTATATGCAGCACCTAAATTCCAAGAACGATGATGGTGTTTTCTATAGGGACTCAGATGACCCTACTGGTGGATTTCCTACAGATAACCCAGCAGCCTATCAAGCTGTTCTCGCAGTAAATGAAAAACTGGGTCTTGGAATGCATGACCCACGGATTCTATCAATGTTTTCAGATTCACTTGCACAAACAGATACCGATGGTACGCAATTGCCATATAGAAATTTTGCTTCTGAAGCAGATATGTTTAAGCAAATTGATGCATTGTTAAATTCACCTGCTGGAAGAAAATTGCCTGTTAAACAACGCAACGCATTAATCGAAAGGCAAAAGTTAAATATCGATGGTGCAGGGGGAAAGAAGACTGCCCGTGAACTTTTTAAGACAGAAATGGAGGCATCTGGATTTGGAGCGTTTGCTGAGGCAATGAAGACGAATGTCGGAACTATGGGGAACTTCCGTAAGTTGCTGGATGAAACTTTGATAGAAAAAGAGGATGGCACAATGGGAATCAAAAATCCAGTGGCAGCTTCTGTTGCGCTTATGCAGATGGCACGGATTGCGCAGGGTGTGGGTGTTCTTTCCAACCAAGATGTTAATTTAATCAAGGGCAGCCAACGAATCGGAGCCAGTTACGAAAGATTGATTGAAAAAAATCTTGGTGAGTCAGTTGATCTTACACAGGATATGATTGATCAAAATCCTGCGTGGCAAAACTCAATCAATCCAGATACGGGAGAAGTTTTCAAGGAGGGTGATCCAATTTATTTAGGAGGTGCAAACTTATCCGCTGCCGACATGAAAATGTTTCAGTCTCTTGCAGATGCACTGGACGGTAGGGCAACCGAATTTCAGAAGAAAGTAATTCCAGACATTTATAAAAATGTCCGAGCAACTTACGGTGGATTTACAATCGATGAGCTTAATAAATTTACAGATCTTCACCAGTATATGCCTAACGGTATTGTTGACCTCAATCCAATGTCGCAGGTTACAACCAACCAAATGGATGCGGTGCATAATATGATGAGGGACGGGATGGAACGAAACGAGGCTATTAATTTCATTCGTCAAAACAGCATGAATGATCCAAATACGGATTACGATGATGACACGGATGGCAAGGCAATCAATGCTATGGTGGACCGAGTGTACGATGGTTTATATAAACCAAGGCACAATGCTCATGTGAAATCATATTATGAATCTGCCGATTATAAGGGTGGTG